AAGATAAGTTAGTATAATGAGGGTGAGACCTACCTCAGCCACTTGAATTTTTATGATTAATAATTATATAAATAATAGTGAGACGCCATTATGGGTCTCATTTTAATAATAAAGTTAACTTGCTAATAAAGGAGTAAACAATGACAAGAAACTTATCTATTTGGAACGATCTAAGACCTTTTACAATAGGGTTTGACGATCTCTTTAACCAGTTTGATCATCATGTTGATAATAGATCAAACTCATTCCCACCATACAATATCGTGAAAGGCAAAGACGATCTCAATTGGACAATTGAAATGGCACTTGCTGGTTATAATAAAAATGATATTGAGGTGAAATATGCTGACAATACTATCACAATCAAATCAACTCACAAAGATGAGGACGATAAAGATACAATTCATAGAGGCATTGCCAAAAGACATTTTACTAGATCATTCACAACTGCTGATGATGTTGAGGTAAGAGGTGCTGAAATGAAAGATGGTATGTTATCTATTGCATTGGAAAAAATAGTCCCAGAGGCTAAGAAACCAAGAACAATTGATATTGCATAAAAAATAGATAGGGGCGGTGAGTATATCTCCGCCCTTGACTTTTGAACTAAAACCTGATATAATTATATGATGTACAAATTTAAAGAAAATATTATTTTAGATGATGTGAAAAGATATATTGACGAAACCTATCGTTCACATTATTCCACAACTCACAAACAAGCTACTGAAATCATCATTGACCAAGGACACGGTGAAGGTTTCTGTATGGGTAATATTTTAAAATATGCTCAACGATATGGCAAAAAAGAAGGCAAGAACAAAAAAGATTTGTTGAAAGTTATTCACTATGCCATAATACAATTGTCCCAAGACCATTATACAAATGATAAGTCTTTACTTGATACTTTACAAGAAGACCTACTCGAATATGACATTGGTAAATGGAATGACAACGAACTTCGAAACCCAGCGGCAGAGAAGTTAAACAACCCTAATGATTAAGGAGAAACTATATAATGAAATTAAGTGATAATACAAAAGAGATATTAAAAAACTTTTCTGAAATTAATCCTAATTTAAAGATTACACCAGGTAAAGAAATTAAAACTATCTCAACTATGAAAAACATATTGGCAACTGCTGGTGTTGAAGAAGAATTTCCACAAGACATTGCCATATATGACCTATCAGAATTTTTAGGTATGTTATCTTTATTTAATAAACCAACATTTACTTTTGATGAAAAGTTTATGACTATAAATGAAGAAGGTACATCTACAAAATCAAGATATTATTTTGCTGATGAATCCATACTTACAACCCCACAAAAAGATGTTAAAATGCCTGCAACCGAGGTAGAGTTTACATTGACACAAACTGACTTAACAAACATTAAGAAAGCTGCGTCTATGTTACAATTACCAGACATATCAGTTAAATCTGTCAATGGCGATATAATGATGTCAGCAATTGATAAGAAGAATGATACAGCAAATACCTATGATGTAAAGGTTGGTGTTTGTGATACAAACAAAAAGTTTGAGTTTCATTTTAAAACTGAACACTTTAAAATGTTGCCTGGCGATTATAATGTTTACATATCATCTAAACTTATTTCTAATTTTAGACACAAAAACAAAACAGTACAATATTGGATTGCCCTAGAAAATACTTCAAAGTATGAGGGGTAATAATGGAAAACTTATTATGGGTAGAGGCTTATAGACCCTCTACAATTGACGAATGTATTTTACCTGTTGAGATAAAGAAAACTTTTAAATCTATTCTCAAACAAGGTGAGATACCAAATCTATTATTATCTGGCACAGCAGGTACTGGTAAAACTACCGTAGCAAAAGCACTATGTAACGAACTTGGTTGTGATGTTATGATGATAAATGGTTCTGACGAAGGTCGATCCATTGACGTTGTAAGAAATCAAATCAAGAACTTTGCTTCAACTGTATCTCTACATGAGAGTGATAAACCTAAAGTGGTTATCGTTGATGAAGCAGATTACATGAATGCTGAGAGTGTTCAACCTGCATTAAGAAACTTTATCGAAACGTTTAGTAATAATTGTAGATTTATATTTACATGTAATTACAAAAACAAAATTATACCTGCAATTCATTCTAGGTGTACTGTAATTAATTTTACAATACAAAATAAAGATAAAGAAAAACTAGCAGGTTTATTTCACAAACGATTATCCACAATACTAGAACAAGAGAACATTGAATTTGATCCAAAGGTATTGGCTGAACTTATTATTAAGTTTTATCCAGACTTTAGAAGAACCATCAATGAATTACAAAGATATTCTGTATCAGGTAAAATAGATACAGGTATACTTGTTAATATTGCTGAAGCAAATATCAAGTCTTTAAACAAGGCACTAAAAGATAGACACTTTGGTGATATGAGAAAATGGGTTGTAGATAATATTGACCAAGACCCTGCTGGTTTATACAAAGACTTATATCAAAACTTTTATACAGAATTACAACCACAAAGTATTCCACCAATGGTTATTCTTCTAGCAGAATATCAATACAAGAATGCTTTTGTTGCAGATCCAGAACTTAATATGGTTGCGTGTCTTACTGAAATCATGTCCGAATGTAAATTCAAATGAGTGATTACAGCCTGACAAAGTATCTCACGGCTATCAATTATAGCAAAGAAAAACTACTTGATACAGACGATAGAGATTGGGAAAAGAAATATCCACCTTTTATAATCAATAAAGGTTTATCTTATTTTTCAGACACAGTTATGTATGCTAACGAAATGAATAGGTTGCACCATGCGTCAAAACATATGCAATTCTCATTTTTTCTAAATAGTATAAAGTCTAGAAAAAGATTTAGTAAATGGTTAAAGTCTTCAAAAATAAAAGACCTAGATGTTGTAAAACAACACTTTGGTTATTCTAATAAGAAGGCACAAGAGGCTTTATCTTTGATGACAAAGAAACAGATTGATTATATAAAAGAGAGATTATATAAAGGTGGGAGAAAATGAGTGAAGTTATAGAATGGAAACCAGACAGTATGCTCGAAGTAAAAATAAAAGAGCCAGATGATTTCCTAAAAATTAGAGAGACACTAACTAGAATAGGTGTAGCAAGTAGAAAAGAACGAAAGATTTATCAATCGTGTCACATACTACACAAACAAGGTAGATACTTTATTGTACACTTTAAAGAACTGTTTGCCCTAGATGGTAAGACAGCAAATATTTTTATTAATGATATAGAGAGAAGAAACACAATCGCACAATTATTAAGTGATTGGGGTTTGATAGAACTAGTAGGTGAGGTGACAACAAAGGCACCGTTATCACAAATAAAAGTATTACCATTTAAAGAAAAGAACGAATGGGTACTTGAACCTAAATATAACATAGGCAAGAAAAAAGAAGAAGACCCGAATGACAATAAACAAGTTTAAAACTTTTCTAGAACAAACAGAGAATACAAAGTATAGAATACTTGTAGTTTCTGCTGAGCGCTCTGAGAATGATAAACTATTTCGAACAGCACAAAGATTTAAAGAAGAGGCAGAAAAAGCAGGTCATGAAATATATGTTGCACAAGTAGAAGGTGCATTTATTGGTTTTCATGAAGGCGTATATAAGATATACAATCAAGATGACAAAAAAGGTTTTGTTATAGATAGAGAAAATACTGTTGCCTTTGTTCGTGGTTCAGTTAGATTAAAAAAGAGTTATTTAGATTTATTATCAAGACTAGAGAAAACTGGTGTTACTATGGTAAACAGTAGAGAAGTGGTCGAGATATCATCAGACAAATATAGAACTTATGTAAAACTACAAGACTTTGGTTTAACACAACCTAGAACAGCATTGATACCTAACAAAGATGGATGGAAACAAGCATTTGATAGTATTGATTTAAAATATCCTTGTATTATGAAAACATTAGAAGGTTCAAAAGGTATAGGTGTTTTATTCATAGAGTCCGAAAGACAAATGGATTCTATAGTGCAATTATTATACAATCAAAATCCTGAAATAGATTTACTACTACAACAATATATTAAAACAGAAGGCGACATAAGAGTTATAATATTAGGTGGTAAAATTATTGCGTCTATGAAACGAAGTGTAATCGAAGGTGACTTTAGATCAAACGTTTCTAGAGGTGCAAAAGTAAAAGAATATGAAATGACTGAACTAGAAATAGAAGAAAGTTTAAAAGCGTCAAAAGCAATTGACGGTTCATGGACAGCGGTTGATTTTATACCTAGTAAAAATCCTAAAACAGAACCACCATATATATTAGAAGTTAATCATTCGCCAGGTACAAAAGGTATTGAAGAAGCAACAGGTAAAAATATTGTAGCAAATGTAATCGAACATTTTGCAAATCCTAATAATAGATATCCTGTATCAACACAATGTGGTTTTATAGAAGTTGTAAATATAAAACCTTTTGGTGAATTGATTGCAAAGTTTGATACTGGTAATGGTGCAAGCGCTCCTACGATACATGCAGATAAAATAGATGTTAAAGGTAATTCTATAACATGGACTTTAAATAATAAAACAATAACAAGTAAAATTGTTAAAGTGTCAAATGTAGATGTAGGCGGTTTAAATAACTACTCAGAAAAAAGATATACAGTTGTTTTAGATTTTGAGTTTGAAGGTACTAATTATACTAGTAACTTTATGATAGACGATAGAGAAGATAGAACTCCTGTATTATTAAACAGGAAAATTTTAAGAATGCTTAATGTTGCAGTTAACCCATCAAGAAAATATATTGCAACAACAAAGTATAGTGTGGAGGAATAATGAATAATAGACTAGTATTACTACAGGCATTGAAATCACATGCTCAAGGACAGATAGACAAACATAAGGCAAACGTAGAAGTTTACCTTAACAACACCACAGGTATTGGTGAGCATTCAGATATTGTTGAAACTATAGAAAAGGAAGTGGACAAGATTGCTCATTACGAGGACCAATTAGAGATAATACAAAAATATTTTGAAAATAACGCTTGACCTTTTCGTCAAGAAGTGATATAATATAACTTTATTATGCGATTTTATACCAATGTATCGCCATACGGCGACAATTTATTAGTTAGAGGTTTTGAGAATGGTGAACGATTTGAAGATCGTATATCATGGACACCTAGATTATATTTACCTACGAGAGGCGAATCCAAATACAAATCATTAGACGGTATACAACTTGCACCTAAAACATATAAATCAATCAAAGAAGCAAGAACAACAATTAAACGATACGAAGACCATGATAAATTTATTCATGGCACAGACAGATTTCAATATCAATATATTTCAGACGCATATCCTGATGACTTAGAATACGATAGAGAGAAACTTCGTATTTACACAATTGATATTGAGGTTACTGCTGAACAAGGTTTTCCTAATGTCAATCAGGCAGTAGAAGAAATGATTTGTATTACTGTGAAAGATCATAATACAAAAAACATTTTAGTTTGGGGTCTTGTAGATTTTGAAGTAAAACAAAAGAATGTACATTATGTTAAATGTAAAGGCGAAAAAGATTTACTCATACAGTTTTTAAAATTTTGGCACAAGTATCCACCTGATATTATTACAGGTTGGAATAGTAAATACTTTGATATACCTTATCTTGTTAACAGAATGAAAAAGATAATAGGTGAAAGTGCTGTAAAAAGATTATCACCTTGGAATATTATTGATGAAGATACTGCCTATGTAAGAGGTAAGACGCAAGTCTTCTATAGATTAATGGGTGTGGCACAACTCGATTATCTTCAACTCTATACAAAGTTTACAGCAAAAATGCAAGAGAGATATACTCTTGACCATATTGCTTTTATAGAACTTGGAGAACGTAAAGACGATAACCCATATGATACTTTCAAAGAGTGGTACAACAACGATATACAATCTTTCATAGAATATAATATTGTTGACGTTGAACTTGTTGATAAACTAGAAGATAGATTACAATTAATTGAACTTACACTCAACACTACTTACAACGCAAAAGCAAACTATGAAGATATATTTTCTCCTGTTCGTATCTGGGATACAATCATATACAACGATTTACTAAAAGATAATATTATAATACCTATGCGTGATGTGAGACCTAAAGAACATAAAGAGGAACTAGTAGGTGCATTTGTAAAAGAACCACATACAGGTTTTCATGATTGGGTTGTATCATTTGACTTGAACTCACTATACCCTCACTTGATTATGCAATATAATATTTCACCTGAGACTATGTTTCCTGATAAGAAGTTTGTAAAACAAGAAGAACTCTTAAAAAAGATAACAGACACAAGTGATGGTAATTGTCTTGCCGCTAACGGTGCAGTATTTAAAAAAGACAAACAAGGTTTCTTGCCTCGTATTATTCAAAAAGAATATGATGACCGTGCTGTTTACAAAAAGAAAATGTTAGAAGCAGATCAAATGTATGCTAACACAAAAGATAAGAAGTATGAAAAACTTGCAAGAAAATATCATATCATACAACACTCTAAAAAAATATTATTGAATAGTTGTTATGGTGCAATAGGTAATCGTTTCTTTAGATTTTATGACCACAAACAAGCAGAAGCAATCACACTATCAGGTCAATTAAATATTAAGTGGATTGAAATGAAACTCAATCAATACTTTAATAAGATATATCAAACAGATAGAAAAGATTATATTATTGCTTCAGACACAGATTCCGTTTATATCAATATGTCTAAACTTGTAGATATGACAGGTGCAACAGATAAAGTAAAAATAGTAAAAGCATTAGATAAGTTTTGTTCAGAAAAACTAGAACCTTATATTGCAGAGTGTTATGATGAACTTGGTAAATACATGAATGTATTTCAAAACAAGATGGTTATGAAACGAGAAGTTATTGCTGACAAAGGTATCTGGACTGCCAAGAAAAGATATATTCTCAACGTACACAATTCAGAGGGTGTGCAATATAAAGAACCTAAACTAAAGATTATGGGTATCGAGGCAGTAAAAACATCAACACCTTTACCTTGTCGTGAAAAGATGAAAGAAGGTTTTAAAGTTATCATGGGTGGTGATCAAAAAGAAATGAAAGAGTTTATTGTAAACTTTCGTAGAGATTTTGAATTACTAACACCTGAAGAAATAGGTTTTCCTAGAAGTGTAAATGGCACAGGCAAATATAAAGATGATACATCTATATACAAGAAAGGCACACCAATGCATGTTAAAGGTGCATTGTTATATAACCATTTACTTAAACAACATAAACTAGAACACAAATATCCTAAGATAATGAATGGTGATAAAGCACGATTTGTACATCTAAGAAAGAATAAATGGAATGCAAATGTCATTACTTTTGTTTCTAAACTACCTAAAGAATTTGATATGCATGGTTTGATAGATTACGAACATCAATTTAATAAAGCATTCATGGAACCATTTAGATTTATTCTTGACGCAATAAGATGGAAGATTGACGCTTCTGATAGTAATACTGTTGAGGACTTTTTCGCATGATAGATTTTACACCTTACTTAAATGACGTTAAGTTACCTGTCATGAACAAAGAGCAGTTTCAATATGTTACAGAAAAATACGGTAAAGAAAAATTTAGAGAAGACTTAGCAGAATATATCTCACAAACAAGACCACCTTTTCCATTTAATAAAATATCTAAACAAGATATGATAACAAACTTTCTAGACTTGAAAGCATTTGATACAAGTAAAAATATTAAAGAAAAAAGTAAAATAGAAAAACCAGTATTTGAAAAATACAACGATTACAAATATTCTTTTGATGAATATGGTTTAGGTATAATAGAAAGTACAAGTATGTTCAATCTAGTATCTAATTATTTTATGCAAGAGTTAAGATTGAATTGTGGTAGTTATGGTTTTAGAGCACCTGCTGAAGTATGGCAGAATGGTAATGCAAAAGATATATGGAGATGTTTTGGTCCTATATGGCGTGGTATTAATGAAAAGAAAATATTAGATGAAAAAGTTTACATGAGTGCATTTAGATTAGGTACTTATATTGCAACACAATTTAAACCAGTTGTTGCAAAAGCAATCTACGATATGACAAATGCTAAAACTGTATTAGATACAAGTTGTGGTTGGGGTGATAGACTTGCAGGTTTCTTTGCTTCAGACGCTGAAGAATATTACGGTTGTGATCCTAATCCAAATACTTATCAAAGATATCAAGAACAGATTGCTTCTTATAATAA